CTGGTTTTCAAACCTTGGTTCCTTAATTGGAAATTTTACAGGAATCACGGTAGATAACTGTGCCGCCAAGTATGCTTATATTATGTTGCATACGACCACTACTATCACGTCTCAGGCTGAGTTTACTGGCCAGTTTAATAATTGGGCAGAGAACAAAGTCGAGCCGTGTGGAGGGAAACCCTACAGTATTATAACTGTAGAAACAAAAGCTCGTGCGGGCGCCTCACCATTCGGTTTCAACCTGGACTTGTCGGGTCTTAACCCGTTCCAGGTCTCCATTCTTACAGCTTTAGGTTTAAGTCGCCTTTAGCTTTTAACATACTAACCTCAAAAGGGAGGCCACTATGTCTCTAGCTACGCCGCAAAGCGTCACAATTGACGCCGTTGCCAGCGATCTCCACAGAGTCGAGGATGATAAAACTTCATCTCTTTACTCTTCGGAGGATGGTACGCTCCAATTGCGAGTGTCCCATCAGCAATCAAAAACCAGGACCCGAAGAATGGTCCGTTTGGATCAAACCGTCATCGCAGCCGATCCTTTGACTGCGGAGAACGCCTACCAAAAGGCCGGCGTTTACATCGTTATCGACGAACCTGCATTTGGTTTTTCTGATGCAGAGCTTGAAGACATCGTTGACGGCTTGAAAACATGGCTCACGTCGGCTAATATCTTGGCCGTGTGTGCTTCCCGTCACTAGTACAGTGGTGGAGATCGAGGCAACATCGCGTAGCGACGATTCATAGCTGGACAATCCTAGCATTTGCAGGAGTGAAAAGCCATGAAAGAAGCCTCCAAGTACACTGCACTTCTGACAAATCTCCTTGGAGATTTGGCAGAACAATGTTCAACCAAATTGTGCTCTCGTGACGTTAAAACAATACGCCACAGAGTCAAACACGAAGGGTTATCTTTTCTAACAATAACCCTACCCGAGTTTTGCGACGATTTCTTTTGGTCGCTCGAACAAGGGCATGTTGGCTCCAACGTTTTCATAGGTTGGAAAAAACGCTTGTGTCTCCCTGCATTTCTGCAAGGTTTCACTAGCCTCGTGTTTGATGTGAGTACAGGAAGGAGTTTACATGAACAAAATAAAAAAGCTGTTCATGCGGTTAGGCAGATTGGCTATTTCTTTAAGAAAATCCAACTGCCGTGTACGGATCAAAGGGTGGCGAAAGCTATCCAAAGCTACGTACAAACCGACAATGATCTTAAGAGACACATCTTCGACTACTCTAAATTGCAGAGTTTTCGTCGTGTTTCTCGGATTATCCTTTCTAGTATTACTCCTAGCGCCATTCATGAGGAAGATCTATTACCTCATCACGGCCCTGGATCCACTTTTGAGAAGCTAATTGGAAACAAGAAATACTTCCATAAGAGCTTCAAGTGGTATCAGCAGCTAGATAAATGCTTCTCACAAGGGTTAACAACTTACCCAAGTGAGGAGTATCTTAGCCGCTGTAGATTGGATAACGTGGAAAAAAGTAGCCCGAAGGTACGAGTGATTCACGTACCCAAGACTCTTAAAAAGCCACGGATCATTGCAATGGAACCTGTGGTCATGCAAATGACTCAACAGTCTATTAAAGACTTTCTTGTCAAGCGAATTGAGCGGTCAAAGTATACAGCTGGTCACGTTAATTTTTCTGACCAATCTGTTAACAGAGATCTTGCTCTTTTGCATTCACAAGACAGGAAATTAGCCACTATCGATTTATCAGCGGCATCTGATCGAGTACACAATGAACTCGTGAAGATAATGCTGGAAATAAATCCAGGCCTTTCTCGTATGGTACAATGTACGAGGAGTCCATTGGCTAAGGTTGATGGAGCGGACTTAGTTTTAAGCAAGTTCGCTTCCATGGGTTCTGCACTCTGTTTCCCAATAGAGGCATTAGTTTTCTTTATTATATGCCTGCTTGTAAGGATCGAGTGCACTTCTTCCGCTATCACGCCTGAAACATTGTTTCGCCTCAGTCGTGATATTTACATCTATGGGGATGATATACTTATCCCCGCAGATGAGGTTGAGTCTGCTGTAACCTTTTTTGCCGATTTCGGTTTGAAGGTTAACACGTCTAAGAGTTTTACTCACTCTCATTTTCGAGAGTCGTGTGGAATGGATGCATTTGATGGAACAGAAATAACACCTGTTTATCTTAGACATCCGCTCCCAGACAGACGGAGAAGAGCCGACCGTATAGTCTCAACTGTTGCCACAGTTAACCAATTATTTGAAAAAGGTTTGTGGCGCTCCGCAACTTACCTCGTTGAGGAAGTTGAGAAGCTTACTGGTGTACTTCCAGTAAAACCGACCGATACGGAAGGCTTGGGGTGGGTCGAGACCTCCTTTCTCGAGCGTAAAGCTCGTTTTAGGGTGAATCGTAATTTACAACGTTTAGAAGTTCAAACGTTGGTTCCGTCTATCTCCTTCAAGAAGGATGAAATTGACGGAGTCCCTGCCCTACTTAAATGTCTACTTAAATTGGAACAACGGCCTTTTTATCGACCAGAGGTTTTTGGTCGACAAGCAGAAAGTGAATCTCTCTACTTGAAGGCTTTAGTTTCCGATGAGGGACATTTAAGCAGAACTCCAGTGCGCGGCGCACTAACATTGAAACGCCGCTGGGTGCGTGCCTATTGATAGGTACGCAGGGGCCCTAGGGCCCCGGGGGAG